TTGAAGTCAACCAACGCCTCCTGTACTTCCGCAACGAATCGGCCTACGCTGGCTGGTCGTTGGAATCCGAACTCATTGACCTGCAACCCGACCGCTGCTGCGTCCGTGCAGTCATCCGGGACAACGAAGGCCGCATCCGTGCAACTGGACACGCCTCCGAGGACCGCACCTCCAGCATGATCAACAAGACATCCTACGTCGAGAACTGCGAAACATCTGCTTGGGGCCGTGCCTTGGCCTGCATCGGAATCGGAATCGAAACAAGCATCGCATCGTCCAACGAGGTGCAGATGGCTATCGCCCAGCAGAACCTTGGGGACCTCAACGACAAACTCGGACTGGTCCCTTCCTACGACGAACTGACCACCGCAACGCTCAAGGCCGACTTCCTTGCATTGCTTGAGAAACTCCCAAAGGAGCAACAGGCGAAGTTCATGAAGGATATCGACCACATGACCCCTGCACGATTCGAGAAAGGCATCCAATTCATTCAAAACCAACTTGCAAAATCATGAACTTACTTGAAAAAATGAATGCCGAGGAGTTTAAGAAACTACTTGAGTTCAAAGAGAAAAAACCCATACAAGGGGCATACATTATCAAAGTATTGACTGAAACCGACTACGTCAGTCAATTAAAGATTTGCGATGCAGTTGAGCTTTGCGTTGTATTGGATTGCGCTGACCTTAGTGCTTTTCACTTTCTTTATGAATCTTTTAGATCCAAGCCATGACCTACCCAACTCTCATCACGATCCCCAAGAGCGACATCTGCAAGGCAGAAATCGCCCAAATCGCCCAGCAACTGACCGACCGAATCAATGATGGCGAGGTCAACCCGGTAGAGGCTCACATCAAACTGAAGGCCATCGTCAAGGCTCTTGAAGCCACTATCAAGGCCACCGAGCAGACCGTAGCCGACGAAGCCGGCAAGCACGGCAAGACCTTCCAAGCCTTCGGTGCAGAGATTACCCTCAAGGAAGGGAGCCTCACGCCTAACTACGACGAGGACCCTATCTACGCAGACATCAAGGCCCAACTCAAAGCGAGGGAGGAACTGCTGAAGATTGCGTTCAGGCAAGCAGGCAAGACCGCTATCTTTGACGAATCCACGGGCGAGCAGGTTCCTGTCTGCACCGCCAAGGCCACCAAAGCATCCATAGCCGTTAGTTTCCGATGAAGCAAGCAATCAACACCATCAAGGCTTTGCGGTTATTGTCGCAGAAGCCTCTCAGAGCCTCTCAGTTGCAAGAAATTCTTGGGACGAGCAAAGGGGCCACCTACCGAATCATAAGAGATTTACGGGCCTCTGGTGAGGTCGTAGAGAGAACCCTTTGCACTTACTCAATTAAACCCAAAAACCAAACTAATAAACCACAAAATCATGAACAACCAAACTCAAACCTCAAACCCCTCAAAAATGATGAATCAAACCGCTCACAAACCGCAACCGATAATTCGAGAAAACGTCGTTGACGTAACTTTTGATTATGACGCATTTAAGTTTCTTAAAGGAAACCGACCAGTTGACGAAAAGCACGTAAGAAAACTCGTTCAATCAATGCAACAGGAATACCTGCAAAGGCCGATTGATGTTAACGAAAACTACGAAATCATTGACGGTCAGCATCGATACACCGCAATTAAAGAACTTGGCTATCCGTTGTTTTATGTTGTAAGAAAAGGCTGGACAATGAGGCAGGTGCAGGTTGCTAACTCAAACACTAAAACATGGACTATTGCAGATGTAATTAATTCTCAATGCGAACTTGGAAACAAGGAATACAGAGCAATTAAATATTTTGCCGAAAAATATAAAATATCGCAAGTAGTTTCATATAGTTTACTTAATCCTGCTATGGATGGAACAAGGATAAAAAAAGGTTTATTTGAAGTAGGTGATATAGAAATAGCAGATAAAACAGCAAGGTATATTAAACTTATAAGTAAGATGGTAAATTTTGATTGTTTTAGAAGGCCGTTTGTGCACTCTTTCAGAAAATTAGCGGAAAACAATAATTTTGATTTTGATATTTTTGTAAAAAAATTGGAATATCAATCCGACAGACTTAAGCCTTGCATTGATGTCAAATCTCAAATTGAACTGATTGAGGAAATCTACAATTATCGCAACCAAAACAAAGTCAACCTTCGCATCAACTCTAAATAAAAAAACCTATGAGTTACACCCCCCAACCCAACACCTTCACCCTCTTTGCCAACGACAAGGGCGACAACCCGAAACGCCCAGACTATCGGGGCGACGTGGTTCTCCCCGATGGAACCAAGATGCGCCTCTCCGGGTGGATCAAGGAATCCAATGGCAAGCGGTTCATATCCGGTAAAGTAGAGCCGATCCAGCAGCAGACCAGCGGTGGAAATCTTGCACCCCAAGACGGTGATATGCCTTTTTAGTGTAAATTTGTGCCTTAGATACATTTACATACATAGCCCATTTGTAATTGCAGCCAAATGGTGCTTCCGATAAAGGGTTCATTCTCTAACCCCTGCCCCGGCTGCTGCAATCAGTCGGGGTTTTTTTTTACCAATATGAGAGATTCATTCGTCTTTTACCGCTCCTTTCAACGCAGCATCCAGCACCTCGAAGCAAGTGAGCAACTGGAGGTCTATCACGCAATAATTGCGTACGCACTCGACCAAGTTGAGCCTGAACTCACACGCTACTCACAAGCAGTATGGGAGGCCATAAAACCACAAATCGCTGCTAATCAGCGTAAATACGAAGCAGGTTTGCGTGGTGGTAAACCAAAGGCTAACCAAGACCTAACCATACCCGAACCATCCCCTAACCTAATGTATAATGATAATGGAAATGATAATGAGAATGTAAATGAAAAGGAGAATGAAAAGGACAATGGAAAGGAGAATGAGAATGACCAGAGGTTTGACCAATTTTGGACAACATTCCCACGCAAGACCGACAAGGCAAGAGCCAAGCGTTCCTTCCTACGCTTAACCAAGACCGAGCAAGAACTGGCAGTCAGCAACATTCAACGCCTCTACTCCGAAACCCCTGCTCAATTCGTTCCGCACCCTTCCACCTACCTCAACGGCAAACGCTGGGAAGATCAAGCCATCCAACGAACACCTAACTTCGCATACTCAAACCTAACCTCCGATGATGAACCCTTACCAGTTGTCCGCTGAACGAAAGTTACTCGGATGCCTTATGGACAAGTTTGTAAACCGAACCGTCCTCCTAACCCAAATTCCTGAACGCCTATTCACAGGCAACAACGTCCTCCTGTACCGGGCCATCGAGTCCCTACACAAAGCAGAGCGAGAGGTGGATGTCGTTACCGTCTACAAACACCTCGCAGACCAAGGCCAAGCCCATGTCTTGCTCGAAGGCATTGACCCCGAAGCAGGTCTTGTCAGCAACTGGAAGACCTACGCATCCGACCTGCACGACCTTTGGAAGGAACGTGAAGAAGCGAGAATCATGGAAGAACTGGCCCATGACCGGGACATCCCAAAAGCCTTCCAACGCTACCAATCCATTCAAGCCGTTGAATCCAACGCCTCCGAATCCTCGGCCCACGAACTCGCCAAGGACTTCCTCGCCAACATGAACGAGGTCCGGGAAGGCAGACGCAAGGACCAAATCTACCAAACCTTCATCCGCCCGCTCGACAACATCTGCACTGGGTTTAAGCCCTCCGAGTTCATCCTCGTGGGTGGTCGTCCGGCAATGGGCAAGACGCTCCTTGCTTTGCAGATAGCCATGAACCAAGCCATGGCCGAAATCCCCGTCGTATTCTTCACGATGGAGATGTCAGCAGACCAACTGACCCAGCGGATGCTATCGAACCTCGGAACCATGGACGGGTCTGCGTTCCTGAAACCCGACGAGCGAATCAGCACCGAGCAGTACCTGACCTTGGCACAAAAGGCTGACCAACTCAAAGGGAAGCCTCTCTACATCGTGGACCTGCACCAAGCAAACCTCGACCGCATCGAAGGCGAGATAGCAAAACTCAAGGCCAAGTTCGGAATCGTTGGTTTCTACCTTGACTACCTGCAACTCGTAGAGCCTGCGAAGATTGACAAGCCCAAGCCCAAAATCGAGCAGATGACCAACATCTCCAAGCAACTCAAAGCAATCTGCAAGAGGCAGAAGGTCTTCGGGGTCGTGGTTTCTTCGCTCTCAAGGGCAACCGAAGGCAGGGCCGACCATCGTCCCATCATGTCTGACCTGCGAGAAACCGGGCAACTGGAATTCGATGCCGACAAAATCGCCTTCGTGTATCGCCCTTACGAACACGACAAGAACGCAGAGCAAGACCTCATGGAAGTCATCTTCCGAAAGAACCGGAACGGTAGCCTTGGTATCGCCCAAGTCCAATGTCAACTCCCTTACACCAAAGCAAACGAGTATCCCCTATGACCCCCGAATACACCCTGCAAGCAGCCTGCGTCAAGTTGTTCAAAATCCTAAAGCCTCACGAAGACGGGCGGTTGTTCTTGAACCTCAACAACCCACGAAGCCGAACAAACGGTCATTTTCTCAAGGGTATTGGCCTGACCGCTGGGGTTGCCGATATGACCTATCTATCGGACAAAGGGGCCATCTTCTTAGAGTTCAAAGCCAATAAAGGCAAGCAGTCGCTCTCGCAGAAGTGGTGGCAGGGAGTGGTCCAAGAGGCAGGGTACAGGTACGAGGTCATCAGGAGCGTGGAGGATTTTCAAAGAGTGGTTGCAAGTGTGGAATAGTTGTGTAAATTTGCGCTATACGCATTCGGGTATAATGAATGATAAATCCGTCAATAAGCACCCTTATAGCATATAATGAACGATAAATCCGTCAGCCTCTGGTCTTACCAAACCTCGACCAGCGTCAGCCTATAACCTTACCAACCAAACCCCAACCCCATGAAAACCACACCAACCGATTTCCGACGCTGGCAACTGCATATCCGCAAGGAGTGCGTCAACTGCAACCGCCCCGACAAATCCGAAACCATCAAGGCTTGGTCCGTGAACTGGACCCTGCTCGGTCGAATCCTGCAAGCCAAAAACGCCTGACATGGAATGGATTAAATGCTTGGACCGTATGCCGACACCTTACGAGCCAGTCCTGATTTTTACGACCGACATGAACCAAGCCTACGCATGGCTGGGAGATGGACGCTGGTACTACGAACACCAAACTTGGTTCCTAATCGAAGTAAGCCATTGGATGCCTCTACCCCCTAACCCGTTTTAACATGGACCTAATCACTCGCACAATCCTCGGCTACACGGCAGAGGTCGTTGGGGTCAACCCCGACCAAATCATCAGCAACATCAAGACCCGTGAATTTGTACTGGCACGCTCAATCTTTGCCGACATCGCTTATTCGGAGTATATGTACAGTTATTCTCGCATCGGGCGAATCCTCAATCGGGACCATGCAACGGTCATGCACAACATAGAGGTCCTCAACAACCAAATGTGGCAACTACCATCAATCAAGCACCTTCGCAAGGAAGTTTTCAACAGGACCAAAGAATTTCTGCAACATCCGCATGAATCTATGTAATCTTTGCGTGAGTGAACGCAGAGAGCATCGTCCTTGACCTTTATCGAAGCGGAGAAATCCGCAAGGCTTGCCTCACCATTACGGGGGGCAATCCGCTTTGGAAGGACCTCGAACAAGAGGTCGTCCTGATTCTGCTCGAAAAAGACCCCGACAAGATTACCAAGATGCAGGTGCAGGGATACCTGCGATTCTACATTGTTCGGCTGATCATGAACCTGTACCGGGGCAACAACAACCAGTTTGCGAAGAAGTACCGCCATCACGACGAGAGGGTCGAAGTAGATCCCGAAACCCAAGAACTAAGCAAGGACTACGATTCCCTGCTTGACGACCTTTGGGCTATTGCCCAGCAAGAGATGGACTCTTGGGCGAAGGATGGGGCGTTCCCCTACGACAAAGAACTGTTGAACCTGCTGATGCAGACCGGCAACATGAAGGCGATGTCCCGGGAAACGGGCATCCCTTATAGGTCCATCATTTACTCCATCGAGCAGGCCAAGGCCAAAATCAAAACCGCAATCGAAGCAAATGGATATACTGGTTTTTCCAATCCTGATTAGTGCTTTAGCGACCCTTGCGGTCGTGGAGTTCCGGGTCCTGCCTTCGTGGTTTTACGCTTTGCCATTTTCCAAGCGGAAGCCGTTTTCGTGCATGACCTGCTTCGGGTTTTGGCTTGGCTTTGCCCTGACCCTGCCAACCTGCCAATGGTACTTGGCCCCGATCCTTGGCCTCGCCTCATCTGCCACCGCAATAATCATTCGGGAATGGACCTTCAAATGACCAACGACCAGTTCATCGTGGCCCAAAAGCATCGCAAGTATTGGGACCAATATGTGGCATCGCTGACCATGCGACTGCCACCCGATGCCGTTGGGGAACTGCAAGCCATCTTGACCGCTCACGGGCGACCTCCCACAAATTGGTGGTGCGCTGACTGCGTAAAATCGGCCCTCCAATACATTTACCTACAAGCGGACTTGTTCCTCGAAGTCAACCAAAACACCATAAACCACTCCCTGAATGCCCCTGCCAATCCCGAACAATAACGAGTCAAGAGAAGGCTTCATCGGTCGTTGTATGTCCAACAACTCAACGACCACGGAGTTCCCTGATACGGCTCAAAGATTGGCCGTTTGCGGCTCAACGTGGGAGAATCACAAAAGGCAACAGTTCGAGTCATACTCCGACTACGGGCAAGAGATTCGGTCGAATGCCAAGCGAGGGATGGAACTCAACGAACGCAACGGCAACAAGTGCGCCACCCAAACGGGCAAGGTTAGGGCAGCCACTTTGTCCAAGGGCGAACCCATCTCGGTCGAAACCATCAAGCGGATGCACTCCTACCTGTCAAGGGCCGAAACCTACTACGACAACGCTGACGATACCTCGGACTGCGGTTACATCTCCTACCTCCTGTGGGGTGGCAAGTCGGCTTTATCATGGAGCAGGAATAAACTCCGAGAACTTGGCGAACTCGAAGGCGAAGGATGACGAAGAGGCCCAACTGCAGGCTCGGATGGACTCGCTCATGATGGTCATAACGACCCTCTGCGACTGCATCGGAGCGGTGGATGAGTCCAATGCCCCGAACCAGTACGAAGTGAAAATGAAAATCGTAAACAAGATAAGCGACCTAATAGACAAAATCGAATACTAATGCAACGAGTACCCATAGGCACAATCAAGAACAACCCGAACAACCCAAGGGTCATCAAGGACGACAAGTTCAAGAAACTCGTGCAGTCTATCAAAGACCTGCCCGAAATGGCCGAGGTTCGCCCCGTTGTGGTCAATGCCGATATGGTCGTGCTTGGAGGCAACATGAGGCTCAAGGCCATGCGTGAGGCTGGATGGAAGGACGTGCCGATTCAAGTCGTGGATTGGGACGAGGACAAGCAAAGGCAGTTCATTATCAAAGACAACGTAAGCGGAGGGGAATGGGATTGGGAGATGCTTGCCAACGAATGGGACACCGAGGAACTGCAAGAGTGGGGTCTTGACCTGCCCGACTTTGACAACGGCAAGGAATTGGAAGCGGAGGAAGATGACTACGAGATGCCTGACGAAGTGCAGACCGACATCGTTCTGGGCGACCTGTTCGAGATTGGTCCGCATCGTTTGCTTTGTGGGGATTCAACGGATAGCGATGCCGTTGCGAAGTTGATGGATGGGCAGAAGGCGGATATGGTGTTTACCGACCCGCCTTATGCGTTATTTGGGAATAGCACTGGCGTTGCCGTTGCAGATGATAAAATGATTAGGCCATTTTTTCTTTTAATTGGAAACTCAATAATGAGGGCATGCAAACCTTTCGTGCATTTTTACTCATGCCTTGATTGGAAAAGTTGGGCTGCTGTTTTGGAAACCTACACAAAGGCAGGGTTAACGGTAAAAAACATGATAGTTTGGGACAAAGGAAACGCTGGGCTTGGCCTTGCATATAGAAGCCAGCACGAATTAATTATGTTTGGTGTTGTCGGGAATGTCGGAATTAGCATAACTAATAAAAAGGGAATAAGCAGAGAGCATAAAATAACGGATGCAAATATTTGGCTTATCAAAAGAGAAAACAAAGAGGGCATGCATGCAGCACTCAAACCTCAAGAATTGATTCAAAAGGCAATTAAAAACTCGAGTTTTGATGGCGACTTAATCCTTGATTTGTTTTTAGGTAGTGGTTCAACAATAGCAGCATCCCACCAACTCAACCGCAAGTGCTACGGCATGGAACTTGACCCGAAGTACTGCCAAGTCATCGTGGACAGGATGCTTAAACTTGACCCGACCTTGGAGGTCAAGAGGAACGGCCTGCCTTACAAAACAGCCGAATAACAGCCGTGAGTAACCCGATACCAAATAACAAGCCTTTTGAAAAAGGGCAGTCAGGCAACCCCAATGGTCGTCCACGCAAGTACGTCAGCACCTTGGTTGACCAAGGCTACAAGCGGTCCGAAATCAACGACACCATCCAAAACATGATGGCTATGACCTTGGAGGAAGTCAAGGCAGTTTGGGACAACCCAACGGCAACGGTCCTCGAAAAGACCATCGCCTCGGCCATCCGAAAGTCCATCGAGAAGGGAACGCTCTACTCGATGGAAACGCTGCTCTCACGGGTGTACGGTCAACCCAAGCAGGAAGTCGCTGCAACCATATCGCCTCAACCAATTTGGCAGGGCGTAAAACTACAAGTTGACACCAACAACAACGGCAATCAAGATTGATGGATTCCGCAAGAGAATCCGAATAGTCCAAGGCGGTTCATCGGCAGGCAAGACCTTTGCCATCCTGTCCTTGCTTTATTCCTACGCAGCCAACCCCGAATGCGGCCCGCTTGAGATATCCGTGGTTTCCGAATCTATCCCCCACCTTCGCAGGGGTGCGCTTAAGGACTTCCTCAAGATGCTCAACATGACAGGGCTTTACCAAGAGGAACTTTACAACCGAACCCTGCTCCGATACGACTTCCCGCATGGCTCCTACATCGAGTTCTTTTCCGCTGACCAGAGCGACAAGATGCGAGGGGCAAGGAGGGACGTGCTATTCATGAACGAGGCGAACAACATCACATGGGAAGCCTATCACCAACTGGCTATCAGGACAAGGAACGCTATCTACATCGACTACAATCCAGTCCGAGAGTTTTGGGCGCATACCGAATTGATGAATGACCCCGATGCCGAGTTCCTGCTCGTTACCTACAAGGACAACCAAGCCCTTGACCCTGCCATCATCCGAGAGATTGAGAAAGCCAAGACCAAAGCCGAAACGTCAGCCTATTGGGCGAACTGGTGGAAGGTGTACGGCCTCGGTCAAGTCGGGACGCTGCAGGGTGCGATATACGAGGACTTCGAGGTGGTGGAGGGTATCGATGTCAGCCGAGCAAAATTCGTCGCCCTTGGGCTTGACTGGGGCTTTAGCAACGACCCTACGGCCTTGGTCGCTATCTACCGCCAAGGGGACTGCCTGCTGATTCAGGAACTGCTGTACTCCACGGGCCTTACCAACCAAGACATCGCAGACAAGTTGCGGTCGCTGGGCATTACAAGGGCTTGGGAAATCGTGGCCGATTCAGCCGAACCCAAGAGCATCGAGGAAATCTATCGTCTTGGCTTTAACATCAAGCCGGCAGAGAAAGGCCCCGATTCGGTCAGGAACGGCATAGACATCCTGAAACGCTACAAGTTGCAGGTAACCAAGGACTCGACCAACCTTATCAAGGAACTGCGGTCCTACACTTGGGCCACCGACAAGGAGGGCAAGAACACGGGGGTCCCTATCGATTCCTTCAACCACGCCTGCGACGCTATGCGGTATGTGGCTCTCAACAAGTTAAGAGTAAGCAACTCAGGGAAGTATGTTGTGGTTTAACTTTGGGGTACTAAACCCCTAAACAATATGAAAGATTTTGTCGTGCGCCTATTAGACGAAAGAAGCGAACTTTACGCAAAAATGGCTAAACTTTATGATTTTATTGAAAGCGATGAGGCTAAATCGATTGATAAAGTTATGCTTGGACTGCTTAGAGTTCAATATCAAGCAATGAAAACTTATCACACCGTTTTAGACGAAAGAATAGACTTGCTGCTTAAATGAACACGGAACGCATCCTTGACCTGCTAATCGAACTCGGCAAGACGCTTGCAGCCGTTTTCTTCATCCTCACCCTTCTAACCCTCCTTTGGACCTTATGAAAGTCGTCCACTACTACCACATCTACTGCGGAGGAAATTGGCAGTTAATCCTGAATCAGCACATGATGGCGGTCTGCAACTACGGCCTCATCGGGGTCTTGGACGAAATCCGTGTAGGCATCGTCGGTCCACCCGAACAACGCAAAGCGGTCAAGGAGGTGCTGGAGAACTCGATGGTGGCCGATAAGGTCAAGGTCGTAGTAACACGGACCAACGCTTGGGAGCAGGCGACGCTTACCGAAATGTACCGGGCAAGTCAGGAAGAGGAAGCCGTGTACCTATACGCTCACACGAAGGGGGCTGCAAATCCATCCTTGACCACCCAACTTTGGGGCAGGTCCATGCTATTCTTCAACGTGGTGGCTTGGGAGCGGTCCATGCAAATGCTGGAGGGGGTCGATGCAGTCGGCTGCCATTGGATAACCAAAGAGCAGTTCCCTCACATGGCTGACCACAACAACCCCGAAGGCTATCCCTACTTTGGGGGCAACTTTTGGTGGGCTAAGTCCGAGCATATCAAGGAACTGGGCGAACCTGCAAGGGACCACCGATTCCAAGCCGAGCATTGGATAGGCAAGAAACCCGACACCAAGGTCTTTGATTCCAACCCCGGCTGGCCTTCACCCGAACGCTTTGTCATAACCTTCTAACATGAAAAAACACATCGACCAACTCAAGGCTTTGGACTACTCCCACATCTACACGACTGCGGTGGACCACATCATTGAAATCTACGAGGAAGCCAAGAAGCACAAGGGAGGCCACGCTTTAGAACTGGGTTCCTACCTCGGACACTCAACGCTCGCTATCGCCTTGGGTGGGCTTGACGTGGTTGTTTACGATACCGACACAACCGTAGAAGATAAGCGCAAAGCACTCCTGTCCAAGTTCAAGGTCGAATGGAACAACCAACCGAGCCACATGGCCCTGCAAGAGGTCAGGACTTTTGACTTCATCTTTCACGACTCGGACCACGGGGACGGCATGATTCCCGAAATGGTTGCCTTGTTCAACAAAGCCCTCAACCCCGGTGGGACGATGGTCATCCACGATGCCGAACTGCTGACGATGGTCAACCTTACGAGCCAACTGCAGCCACACGAAGCCAAGGGGTCAACCGACCAAAGAGGCAGGATGCTTTTAACCCTCT